CGCGGCATTAATTTTTCTATTCTGGTTAAGAATAGCTTGATTGCTCATCTTTTTAGGCGGAGCATTCTTTACCGCGCAAACATTTATAAGTGTAAGAAGTCTATTCAGATGCCATTTTTGACAAATATCATACGGTATATTATACTCAGACATCCAGTAATAGATTAATTCACTAGTAACTCTTCCATTTCTTATAGGAGAACTAGAATGACCGGAATTACTGAATGTCGTAGCAGTCATAGTATCTGAAATATAATCTTGAATTTTTTGTAGTTCACTATCGGGAATTCTATGATAAATATCTGGATCAACGTTTTTATCCAGTGTCATGCACCGAATATAATCTATGGTCTGTTCGTAAGTTTTTTGTTGTTTAGATCGATCCAGATAAGGAATTTTCCATTTAGACTCCCATTTTGAAATAGAAAGAAGGGAATGCTCAAGATGTAAGGTACGCTCCGGATACGTAGTAAAGAGATTTGTCTCTTCATCGTATTCCTCAGATTCTGGTATTATTATCTCAAGCATTCCCTCCTCCTATCTTACTGTAACGAGCTCAAAGTACTCTGAGTTTGAGCCTTAAGCTTATCAGGACTCTGCTGCATGTCCTTAGGAACAATATTATTAAAGAACTCAGCCGCCTTATCAGCATCAGTACAAAGCTCAGTAAATAAAGCATCATAAGCAGCAGTCTGAGAGAACTCCTCAGAAAGCTCTTTAGACTTAACAAAGCGACGACCATCAGGAGACTTCTCGCCATATGAACTGAGGATCAGTTCTTCAACGGTGTCAATAATCTCCTTGCCATTATTCGCCTCGATAATGGCGCGAGCATAATTCTCATAGCCACCATCTTTCGAATAATTCATGTTAACAAGTTCATGTTTGGAAAGATTGAAATAGAAAGTTTCAGTCTTCTCGTCGCCATTATAATCAGTGTACGTAATGTTACGCTTATACATTAGCACTCTCCTTTACATTATATACTATACACTAAGCACCGGTACTCGTCTTTGCAAACATCTCAAGAACTTCCGCAGGAGACGGCAGCTTCGGCTCACTAGCCGCAGTGCTCTCACCAGAACTATTAGTACCATACAGAACGTCCTCAAACTTCTTAAGAGCCTCTGTATCAACGCGAGTAGAATCGATGGTAAGAGAGGCGACCGGCTTATAACCCGGAACGTCAATCTTGGTGCAGCTAAACTCCCAAGAGAAGCTGATAGCCTCAGGCGAATCGTTAATCGTCTGGTACTGCTTCTCAGAAGGAGACGCAGTGGCATTATATACCAGATGAATCTTATAACCATGATCATTATACTGCGTATCATTACCAAGAATGGTACGATAGCTCAGACCAAACGAACGACGACTCTGCTGACCGAGGACGACGCCCTCAACCGGCTCAGCAGAACCATCGCAAATACCCCACTCGTCAGGGTACATGAAAGCCTCGATCGTACCACCAAACTCCTCAGCGGAACGAAGAGTCAGATACTTAATGTTGTCAGCATACTGATCGTTGGCCTCAGCACCCGAAGGAGACTCAGTAACCGAGGTCAGACCATTCCAAGCAACGCCGGACTCGTAACTACCGTCAGACTTCTGAACAAACAGAACGCCCCGGTCGGTACCAGTCTCATATAAGCGCTCGCTAGTCTTATCCCAAACAAGCTTCATAATAATCCTCCTAGATTATTACTTTTTAATAATACAAAGTAATTACATCATGATACAAATTATCATTTTTGAATTGTCGATTAAATGACGTATACTCAAAAGAGTCTAAAATATCATTGCAAATAGTAGAATCAGCATCCCTATGTATAATAGTTATAGAATACCGATTCATCGCCCTATAACGAGCATTATTTGCTCGATCGACATCTTCGCCTTCGAGATTGTATATGATGCACGGATAGGATATCTTTTGCCCATCAGGAGGATTATAATAGACCTTATTAGATCCTAATATAAGCTCAAGTTTGTCTTGTAGCATAAACCTACGATTCGGATCTATCGCCATTATAAACACCCCCTAACGTAAGAATGAGACGAGGGTACTGAATTTCAACATTGGTTACTTTCCAGCACGTCCCGCCCCATTCTGCAAACAAAACATTTCCTATATTTTCTCTAGCAAAGGAGTCTGAAAGAATGCTAATTTTATTGTTAACTAGAAGATCATCATTTGTCGAATCACTTCGCGTTTCGTAACGACGCATATTAGTTAGAACGTCACCTTTATAATTCTTTTCAGTAACAGCTTTATTCCAGACTCCATGTCCGTCATCAACATCAACCGCGAAGCCAATTTTTCCATAGAATCTGGTCATAGACTATTCTCCTTTGCTAAAAATATAAATTAGGCGCCGGCCTCAGTGGTAGACGCGGTACCCGTGGAAACGGTGATCAGATCGGTAAGGGAACCCTTGTCAATCGTCAGAGCCTTAGGAGCCGTGGTCTCGTTGAAGCGAATGACCTCAGCAGACCAAGGCTTAACCAGAGTACCAGACAGACGGGTCTCGATCAGCATCTTCTGCTGGTTATAATCGATATCGAAGTCCTGGAAGCTCGTGATCTCGCCACCCTTGTTGGTACCCATGTTGTAGTCCATCGGGTTGACCTTGATACCAAAGACCTCATAGGTAGAGTCGCCGTCGACAACCTTAAGACTATCCATGTCAAAGACATCGACAATCTTCTCAACGTTCAGCGCAGCGCAAAGCTCGGCATCGGTCTTGTAAATACGCTCACCGAGAGTATTCTTCACCCAAGACATGCGAACATGATTGGTCGGAGAGGTATACAGGGTCGGAACGCCAGAACCCTGGAAAACGCTATGCGCGTAAGCGATCTCCTCAATGATCTGAGCATAGTCGATCTTCTGAGAGAGGTTAACCTTGATCGCAAACAGGGAGTTGTCGGAAACGATCGGACGAATACGATCCTCACGAATCTTATCCGCGTTATCAGCGCTACGACCATCGCCAATGAGAGCCGCACGAGCGATCTCCTCAGTAAGCTTACCACGCATCTCGGTAGAGATGAACGTAAGAGCATCGAAGTCCGTAATGTCGAGAATATCATCACGGTCAATACGCTGCTTCTTGTAGACAGTCGTGGCATCAGTCTCACGCTTGGCAACCTGGAAGAACTCGTCAGTCTTCTTGGCGCCCTTCTTCATATAGCCCTTAGCACGAGCCTCATCGGCAGTAATATCCGCAATGGTGGTACGGATCTTCGCAAACGGAGTATGAGTCGTGCGGTTCATGAAGTCAGCAACCCACTGGTTCTGATTCTGCAGGAACTGCGGGGTCTGAGTAATGTTCTTGGCATCCGGGAAGAGAACCTCGATATTGCCAATGCCATAATCCTGCTCAGCATGAGACAGGAGCGAATCGTGAAGCTTGATGCCATGCTGCATATCATTCATGGCAGAAGCAAACAGATCATCCTTAATCTGCTCGACATCCGAGTGAGTAAGCGTAATGCCCTCATCGCCGGCGCCGTCAAACGCGTTGTGATACATATCAGAACCTCCATAATTCTCGTCAGACTGAGCAGCCTCGCCACCCTTATCCTCGTCCTCGTCACCCGAAACCTGCTGAACAGCAGCGCCTACCAGATACTGCACGAACGTCTTGGCCTTATCGTCAAGACCCTCATACCACTTCTGAACATCTTCAAGGGTGTACTGATCATTACCATCAGTCTTCTCGTTAGCCATCTTATCCTCCTTATTGTCCTCATCAGTAGGAGACGTTTTATCCTTATCATTCTTGGTCTCATTTTGATTTTTGGACGGTTTATCGTCACCGGCATCTTTTTCATCAGTGCCAGTATCCTCGTCGGTACTATTCGGTTTAGACTCGTCAGAATCCTCTTTGGAATCATCAGATTCGGATTTCTTCTTTTGGTCGTCAGACATCTCTTCATCCTTCTTAGAATCTGATTTGTCCTTCATCTTGTCAGAAGAATCTTCCTCATCAGTAACGTCCTTCTTAGTGTCATCTGCATGTTCAAACTCAAGAGATTCACCATCAGACGGAACGTCAACAGGATACTGAGCTAGAATAATCGCCTCATCGCTAAGGGTTTCAACCGAACCATCACTATGCTGAAACGCGACTTGCTCGATCGTTGCCCCCGGATTAGCACCGGCAAGTACCAAACTTACCTCACGAATCATACCATGAAGGACATTACGATCCTTCTCAACCAAATGATTCGCATAAATTGAAAGCGACGCCACATCGTTATGACGAACGGCTTCCTTCGCAGCAATAGCTTTATTGGAATCATTAAACGAGCAGTAAGCGTATACGCCATCTGGACGATTTTCAAGATCAGCATGACCGATCACATTCGTAGGATCATCATGAATATGATTCCAGACAAGAGGAACACGAGTTCCATCATTGTCCTTGAAAGCGTCACGACGAATAATGCGCTTATCACTGCAAACCAAGTCATTTCGAGTAGCGTATCCGCCAAAGTCATATGTTCCCATTCGGCTATTCCTCCTTACTTATGTTCTTCGATTTCCAATAGTATATAGGTTTATGTCTAACTGTCACAAGAAATATAAATGCTCATTCTGTTAATTATGCATGTAGTCACCTTGATCTTAATGCATACAATCCACAACGAGTATTTTTTTGTATTCTTAGACAGTGGAACACCAGTTATGGTGTACTCTCATTTTGATTTTCTCCAGTGTGATTAAGGAGAATCTCAATTATGTCTTCATTGGGATAGGGATCTTCATCAATCTCTTCGGTACTATCTTGAGTTGATTCTTGCCCCGAAGATTCTAAAAGTTCATTTCCGCTAGCTGTCGGCAACGGATTTCCTTCTACGTCGACCGATTGAACTGCGGCATTAGACGGCTGATTAAGATTCGAATTACGAAGCTCATCAGCCTTAGGATCCTTAGAAGGCTTAAACCCAATGACGCCACGGATCTCGTTAGAGGTAGCAATCTCATTGCGAGTGAACTTGTCAGCAAGCTCCGCAAGTTCAGATGCAGGAATAAGACCGAAGACATCATTAAAGTACAGAATCGACTGGCCTTGAGAACGAGCGGTCTTCGTTAAGAACTTTCGCTTCATCTCATCAGCAATGGCTTCAATAATCGGATTAATAGTTCGTTTATAATAGTTTTTCATTACCGATTCTGGAGCAGTACCGTTCATGATTTCAGGAGTAATGCCAAGTTGACTATACAATTTATTAGTTAGATCGGCTATCTGGTCAAGCAGATTATTACTCACGGGACGATTTAACTGAGTTACATGTTCGCTGGCATCAATGTAAGCAATTCCATACTTAGAGTTCTGAAGTTGGTCTTCGATGTCTTTCTTTCGGTCCTGGGCTCGCTCTTTCTGAAGATCGGTCTTGATTTGAAAAGGAAGTTGAATCAGAAGATCCAATTTTCCAGAACTACTTTGATCATCGACATAATCCAAAAGATTAAGTTTATGAATCAATCGCTGAAGAGTTGAGTTGGGTTCATTCATGACGGTATAGAATGGATTCTGAATGATTGCAACGACAGACTTGGGAAGTAAAACAGGTTTCTTTTGACCGTCACGATCATCATAAAGCTCAACCAAAACATGACGAGGATACCAGTTAAGAATCCTACCAACCCTAAGAGTCCTAATATCATAGGAATTTAATCGCGGATCGCCCATAGTATCAATGGGAGCAATAGCGACAACACCCTCATCAAACATTGACATGACCGCATCTTGTATCAGATTTTTTCCAGTCTGGTCAATGTTAGCTTCTTGTGTGAGACAGTAGTTCAAACCAGAATCGATTTGCTCTTGATACCGTCCATTTTCGTCAACTCGAACATGTTCAATATCAATCTGAGAAACGTCTAACGCTATTCGATTATAAATAGCCGTAACGAATGACTTCTCATTAAAGCCTCTAAGCCTCGACCTGAAAGGAGGGTTGGCATAAGACATTCCGGAACCGATATTAGAATATCCATAATAACCAGAAGATTGTTGCTCTTCATCTCGATTCGTAAACGCATTCCAAGCTTTCTTAACACGTGTAGCTAAGCTCATGGCACCTCCTTTCATGATAAAATACTCTCATTTTGATTTTTATCTAAATAAATTTTCTATAGCTTTAATACCTTTATTAATAATTTTTCCAGCAGAATTCGATGCACTACGAGAACTAGATGACGCAGAATTAAATATGTTACTAATAAACCGTGCCGGAGCAGTAACCGCGCTTATAATTCTTTCTCTACGTTCTCGTTCAGCTTTCAGCTTTGCATCGCGAGCATTTCTTTCCCGTAAATGCCGATTCGATCTATTAATATTATTTGCCAAATTATTAATAGATTCTGACTCTTGCTCTTCCCACCATTTATTCATTTCATCGCTATTATTATTGGCACTTTCAACATAATGATCTGCTTCTTCTTTATCAACTTTTTGGTTATCAATCCTATATGTCGCCATATAAGTAGCCCGCGAACCATAGTGAACAAACAAATCATTTGTTATATATCCAGTTTGACAGTCTATGTAATATACTTTTCCGTCATGAACTTCATAATTAAACGCGTGACCAGAAGCTCTATCAGCCCATGCAACTTCGATAATACCGTAAGCACCTTCACCTTGTTTGACAAGAGTATTTTGTACCTTGTCACACTCTTTTGAAGAAAGGGTATTTTCAAAATTTCCATTTTCAACTTGTATAGTTGCATTAGGATATGATGCTACATTGCCTTTTCCTGTATAAGCATTTTGCAAAGTTCCTATTGGATGAGATATATCAAAGCCTAGGCTTATCTGTACAGCATAACGATCATTATCAACTGACTGCGATTTAGCTTGAACGTCATAACCTTGACGTCTTAAGCAGTATGCCGTAGCACAATATGAACAATTCATATTTCTATCTCTGGCATATGTTCTAGAGGCGTTTCCACCATCATTTACTTCGTAGCAATCAGCAAACATGCGCTGAACGACTTTGTCACTTGAAAAAGCTCTTTCTACATCAGCATCCCTAAATCTAACGGATCCGCCACGAACGTCGTGAAGATATCGTCCCAAATCAGTTAATGACCCGTCAGGATTCTGATAACGACGAACACCCCAATGCATACCAAGAACACCATAATGTTCAAGGTATTTAGAACCAGTATCTACTGTTGTTAATATATCATTCATAAAACGTCACTCCCTTGGCATTTTTGGAAGTGATTTAAATTCAATAAGCTTTGTATCAAAGAACTTAGAAGGAGGAGTAACAAAAGCTGGAGAAAAATATCCAACAACTCCTTTACGATCTACAGTATAGTAAGGGTCGTAATCAAACGAAGACCCTTTAGGTAATGCCATAAAGACATAACGATTGTTAAATCGTCGAACATTATACACTTCAAGATTAGGATGCTTTTTTAGCAAAATATCTTTTGCTTCATCTATC